CGATCTTGTAGTACAAGACGACTTGGTAGGACGTGAAGCTTACGAATCCGAAAGCACGATGCAAAAGACGATTGAATATCATCAATTGCTTGTTGGTGCTTTCGATGCCGCTATAGACGATGGAGGACGTGATAACGATGAGATTATTGTCGGCAACAGGTGGTCCTATAATGATCTTAATTCTTACGTTCGCTCTAATGAGCAGTATTTTAATTTCACTACTCATAGCGCGCTTGGTGGTTGCTGCTCTCTTCATCCTTTTGGAACGCCAATATTCCCCGAGGCTTTTAATCTTGAGAAGCTTGCGCGGTATAAGAAAAGACTTGGCAGCTATCTTTTCTCCTGCCAGTACTTAAATGTACCGATCAATCCGGCCGAAGTTAAATTCGACAAGAAAGACCTGCGCTACTATAGTTTTGTAAAAGACCCAGACTTCTCCTATACCGACACCGCGCCGATGACTACACGCGGTCAAGTACGTACAAGACATAAAGTAGTAATCCACCACAAAGTCCACGAAGGTGATATTGAACCTGATATCGCTCCGCGTAATTTAAAACGTTACATGATCGTGGACCCAAATCATTCAGGAAACGAAGGACGATGCAGACATGCAATTACTATTACTGGAGTTGCAGAAAACCCTCGTCGTGTTTACTTACTGGATGTCTGGGCTAAGTCTTGTGGTACTGATGAGTTTATTGATACTATGCTATATCTCGCAGTCGAAGTCTGGAAATTAGACTGCATCTACATGGAAACAATTGCAGCTCAAAAATATCTAAAGTACCATCTAGAGTACAAAATCAAAGAAGAAAAGAAACGAGACTCACGCTATGGAAACCTCGTCATCAAGGAACTTAATACTCCAAAGACCAAAAACGCTAAGAAAATGCGAATTGACGGACTTGGACCTATTTTCCAAAGAGGCGAATTCTGGCTCAATAGTGTCGGGATGGAAGAATTTCACGAAGAGTTTGAAACATATCCGAGCGGAAAACTCGTGGACGTACTCGATACTCTGGGTTATGGGCCGCAGGTATGGGATTTTGATACAAATTCTGACGAGATTGAAAGAGAAATTCTCACCCGAGCCAATCAATACAAAAGAACAATACGCAATTCAATATCAGGATACTAGAATGGATGAAGATATTAGTTTGGTTGATCTTGCAGTGGGACAAGCAGTTTTGACGGAAAAGATCGCTCAACTAAGGCTTGATTCTAGTGAAAAGCATATTCAGAATCGTAGGGATATACATAGAATTACAAATGGGCTGCAGGATGTTTCTGATAAAGTTTGGAAACTACAACTTAAAATAGTAGGTTTTTCAACTCTTGGCGGTGTAGTAGCTACTGTAGTTGGAGAAATTATCAAAGCTGTTATACATAAATAGGGAGATATTAAAATGTCATTCATGACTGTACTGGATAAAGTTGGCGAAGATATTGCAAATATTTTTAAAAAGGCTGAGCCGGTCGTAGCGGAGCTTCAGACTATTGCCACCCCTTTTGAAAATATCTACGCCCCCGGACTCGCAACTCTTATTAACACTGGACTTACCGAAATCGCACAAGCTCAGTCTATGGCTGTACTCGCTGGACAGACTTCTGGCTCTGGTGCGGTTAAACTTGCTTCAGTTATTGCATCTCTCGCTACCTCTTTGGGTCCGGTACTTACTTCGCTCGGGGTTAATACTTCCACCGTGACAAGTACACAGTATACCAACTTCGTAAACGGACTTGTGCAGGCTGCGAATGCGTTTATCATTACGCAGGCCACTGTTCCTAGCACACCCACTCCTACTACCGTCGCACCAGCAGTAACTCCGGCCGCTGTTGTAGTAGCCGCTCCCGTTACTGGGGCTGCTGTGCCCCCAAAATAAAAAAGGGGTTACTACAATGGTTTCGATCATAAAAGCTATAGGGAATCTTCCAAATACATTTTGGGGGATTCTCGTACTTTTCACCTCTATGTATATATCTGTAAAGTATAATTCAGATATTGGATATTTCTTTGCTGGAGTTGGCTCAACACTTCTCGGAATAAACCATCTTCAGCCAAATTCGATAACAACTATAGCATCCCAACCAGAAATTAAAGTAGAGTCCAATGCCAGCGATTCGTCCAGTTAAGATCCAATTCGGAAAAGACGCCACAGAAGATATGTGGCGTTATGTGGAGGAGTCTGCTGATTATTGGTATGCTCGTACTCGAAGATTTCGGGAGGACAAGCTCAAGGAATATGCACGGCTTTATCGTGGGCTTCCGCTTAATGAGACTCGGGATATTCCGTGGCCTGGCGCTTCCAATATCGAGATTCAAGTCATAGCCACTAACTCTGACCAGTTACTATCCAGAGTAATGGCTATGTACATGACCGATCCTCTTTGGACGGCTAAGATTTATGGAGATATTGCCAGTGGGGCAGGGGACGACCAACGCCAAGCAGTAGAAAAATTCCTAGGTAATATGGCTCTCGATCCAGCAGAGTTAGATTTCTACAGAGTAGAAGAGGCGTGGTTCTCTTCTACTATTAGAAATGGTACAGGAATTATTAAATTCCCTTGGCTCTATAATGTAGAGACACAGTATATTAATACTTCAGGTCTTGAAGGAGCTGATTACAAGTACGAGACAAAAGAAATTATCAGACTCGACGGCCCTCGTCCTGAGAATGTCCCGCTTAATAAGTTTTTGACCGATATTAATACCCAAAAACTCGAAGATTCTAGTTTTAAATGCCACATAATGACTGTCTCTAGGAAGAAATTAGAGGACAGAAAAGCACTTAAGTTCTTTAAAGACGAAGATATTGATGCGATTATTGCTGAACCCGATCGTTCGCAAGCGGATGTGCTTCAGAATTATATAGAGCGACATCAAGGGTTGCAGGATACTGGTTCTGGCTATTTGGCAGACGAGTATGATATTTACGAGTGCTGGTATAAGTATCAACATAATGGTCAGAATCTTAGACTTGTAGCTTTGTATCATCCTCTAAGTGGGACTAGACTCGAAGCATTCTATAACTACTATCCAGACAACATGGATATTTTTGAGGATGCGAAGCTTGCCTACGACGATGACCAATACTATGGCTATGGTTTTGCAGAGATGCTCAAGTCTCTTCAAGACGAAATTGGCGAAATGCATCGTCAGCGAATCAATGCGAAAACTCTTTCAAATACTACAGCATTTAGAATTAACAAGAACAGTAAACTTCATAGTATTTTGCAATTCTATCCCGGTGTTCTTGTTCCTGCCGATCCCGGAGAAATCGAACGGCTTGAACTCAATAATCCTCAAGCTGATTCATTGGATGGAGAGCAATTAAGCCTGTCTCTTGTAAAAGAACGTACCGGAATTGATCCTGCAATCGGTGGAACTGGAGGCGGAATTGTTAATGCAAAACGTGGAATTTATTCTAGCCAAGGAACATTCGCCGTACTCCAGCAACAGAACTCTAGGACTGGGCTTCGCATGTCTGATATGCGAAGTGCACACTCTAGAGCTGGCTCTAAGTTCGCAAAAATGTACGCTCATTTCGGAGTTGGTAAAAAGCTCAGACAGTTTGGAGATGATGCAGACTCTTTGCGAGATGCATTCGAGAATATTAAGTCCGGTAAATTAGGACTTAGTGTTAGGGCTTCTACTGCTAGTATGAATAAAGAGCTTGAGAAGCAGAATGATATTATGCTTTCTCAGACTCTTAGTGGTTTATACCAAGCAGATGCTCAGATGATTCAAGCAATGGGTATGCAGGGGGTTCCTCCCGATCTACTAGAGTACTACACTGACGTACTTAGAGCTAAGCAGCAGTTGTATAAAACGATCGCTCAAAACTTCGGTCGTGAAGATTACGCTAGATTGATACCAGTACCTCCAGTTATTAAGAAAGGCCGCGGTAATGAACCTACTACACAGCAAGGCCCTCCTCGCCAACAGCAACAGCCGCAATCTGGATTCGGACCAAGCCCTTCAGAATCTGATGGAGGGGAAGGTAATAATCAAGGAGCTATACCAGTCGGCGGCGGGCCAGTTGCTGGTGGAGTACCATCTAGCACTGGCTGATAGATTTAAAGACGATTTTTTAGATACTTTAAAAACTTGTTCAGATTACGAACGAGGTAAACTAGAAGGACAGCTTCAAATGATCGACGAGTTTATTGGAATCCCTCTAGTAATTAAGCAGTACGAAACAATGCATAATAGAAAATAAGGAGATGTTTTATGCCCGCAGAATGGTTCCGCAGACCGGATGGTAGTGTTAGTTCTGAAAAGCCCGATAGCTTAAAGGATATTGAATTCAAGCCAGAGGTTTTGAAGGCTGATATTGAGACTTCGCTTACGTCTAAACTTACTGAGTTTAGTACTGAGCAGGAGAAGAAATTTAAACCTTTGTTTGATATGGCTGCTGCTATCGAGGCTGATAGGGCTGCTAAGATCGCTAAAGAACAGACAGAGCGGAATAAGAAGCAGCGAGAAGAGAATGAAGTCACCGATGAAGATTTCATGCTTGATCCCACTGGCGCTGTAGATCGTAAAATGCACGGTACAAATACAGCTGTTAAGATGCTGGCTGCACGCATGGCAAAGCAGGATACTTTGGGGGATAAGGAATACTACCACGGGGAGATTAAATCAAAAGTAGATGCGATGCTCGCTGCTCAGTCTGTAGATTCTCAGTGCCGTGCTGATGTTATTGAGAATTGTTATAAAGTTGTATGTTTTGATGCCCAGAAAGATATTGCGGAAGGTAAGATCAAGGCTAAGACTTCTTCTGCTACTTTCGAAGGTGGTAGTACTGGAGCGCATTCTGGTAAAGATACTATTGAGAAATCTGACGATCTAACAGCCGAGGAAAAGTTTGTAGCTCAGAAAATGGGTATTAGTGAGAAGGACTGGGCATCTAGTAAGAGGGAGTTGACTTATGTCTAATGAAAATCCAGAACTTGATATTCTAGATCAGATATCTGACGCGGAAGAAATGACTTCGGACTTGCGTGTGGATGATTTAGCACCTAAAGCCATTCCTGTAGAGCCTGCTAAATTCGCATTTGTAAAACCTAAAGTTCATATAGAGGGGACTACTCCAGTAGAAGATATTTCCCTAACCCCAGAGCAAGTAATTGCAGTATCGAAACTCGTAGAAGAACAAACCCGTAAAGTAATTCGGGAGTCGAAATACGATAGTTCTATGTCAGCACAAGTGCTTACAAAGGACCAGACTCCTATTACGGATTTTTCTAAAATGACGATGGATGATGTTTACGATCTTAGTGTCCCTATCGAAGCCAAGGCATTTATGAGTGCTGATGTACTTAAAATTGATTTGAAAGACTCCAATTATGAAGCGCGTTGGGTTAATAAAAATCCGCAGAATCTTGGCGACAAGATCGCTAAAGGTTTTACTTATATCTCAGCACAAGATTTAGTTAGTAGCGCTGCTATACAGACTTCACTGGATGCTAGTGGGCATTATTGCTTTAATGATGTCGTGGCGATGAAAATAGATAAAGCTACTTATTATCGTGCCTTGCGCGCGGCACATGAGAGAGCTGTTGCAACTACAGATCAGTCACGAGCGAGACAGAAAGCGGCAGCTACGGCTAATTCTTTTATGTCCCAGTCCGATATCGGATCAGATTTCAACAACGCTAGAGCAAATAAGAAAATGGTATTTTACGATCCTGATATAGCTATTTAGAATAAACGTATTTAAATTCAACAAGAAGGACTCATTAAAATGCCAGCAAATCTTGCATACCATCAGCCTATTGGTACGGTAGAAACTGTTACCGGGCTGACCCCTTTTCCAATTTCTCTGCTTGAGAAAGCAGGGCAGACGTTTAAATATGGAGTGCCTATTCAACTGAGTGCGGGTTTTGCACAGCAGTGGGATGGTGCTACTTTGGCTGCCGCTATTGTCGGGTTCTCTCTTACTACGGGATTGAATCTTGGTACTAACGGAAAAGGTGCTCCGGGAGCATTTTCGCAGATCGGACCTCCGGGATCGATTCAGACTTACGGTAATGTTCCTAATCAGCCTTCTGCTGTTAATATCGCAGTAGGCGCACCAATCTCCGACGGTCGTACTTTGGCAGAGTCTTCGGTAGGTTCTAATATCTTTGAAGCTACTTACGATAATAGTGCCGGAGCGGTAGCTGCTGATTACACTCCTACACAGGCTCAGATTGGGACTCAATTTGGACTTACTATTGACGCTAATGGCCAGTTCTATGTCGATGGTAATAAAGTAACCCCCGGAACTAACACAGTTGTTACTATGGTTGGAATTAATCCAATCGATCAAACAGCGGTTGGTGGTGTGTATATTGTAAACGCACGTGTTCGCTTTCAGGTACTTGCTGCGGCTCGTCAGGATTTCATCTAATCTAAGGTATAAAAGGAATATAATAACATGGCCACACAAGTACGTGGAGCATATCCTAAACTAATGGCTCCGGGGTTGCATAAGATTTACGTTGATGCTCTTGAGACAGAACAGCGTGCCGAAGAGTATCAGGCTGTATTTAACGTAAAAACTTCTACTTCGGAGTATGAGCAGGACTTGAAAATGGCAGGTTTTGGTGCCCTTCAGGAAAAGCCAGAAAATACGCCTGTTGCGTATACACAGATGATCCAGGGTGGGGATAAGCGGTATATTCATCTTACTTACGCCTTGGCGGTTCGTACTTCTAAGGAACTGTGGCAAGATGCTAAGTATGGGGTTATTAATCAGGCTCCTAAAGCTCTGGCCCGGTCTATTAGATATACTAAAGAAATTGTAGCTTGGAATACGTTTAATCAGGGGTTTAGTGCTAATGTAACTACTACCGATGGTGTATCGCTGTTTAATAACCAGCATCCGCTTCTCGGTGGTCCTCAGGCTACTAATACTTGGCAGTCTCTGCCTAATCTTATTAGTGCGGCTGGCACTTTCCCTAATCGTCCTGCTACTGATATTGATTTGTCATTCACAGGCGTGCAGTTGGGTACTACACAGTTCGAGCGTCTTGTGGATTCGCAGGGACTTCCGATTAATCTGAAACCTAAGATGGTCGTAATCGCTCCTGAGAATCGTTTCCTCGCTCGCGAACTCTTTGGAAGTTCTGGCAAGCCTGCAACAGATACGAACGATATCAACTCCCTGCTTGGAGAAGATTTGAGCTATATGGTTGCTCATTATCTCACTAATGCTGGACCTTGGTATATGGTAGCGGATAAGAAAAATCACTCCATGACTGTGTTCATGCGCCAGAATCCCGAAGATGAATTCGACGAGGATTTTGACACGGGCGCGATGAAACAGAAGACTACCATGCGTATGTCTGCTGGAGCTACGGATTGGCTGGGCACATGGGGTTCGAATGGGGCCTAGTAACAAGATAGATCACCACTTGTTGCGGTGCAAGTGAGTTGATCGGCCCCCTAGAGCGGACGTCTCCCCAACTCTAGGGGGTTTTTATTCCTACCGCGATTGGAGATACTATGTTACTGCTAGAAACTATGGCGCATATGGAAGGGTATTTTACGCCGGGATCTAGGCCGGAGAGGAATAATAATCCTCTTGATCTTATGTATGGCCCGGAGGCTAAAGCATTTGGTGCTACTGGGGGCGATCCAAGATTTGCGATCTTTCCAGACGCTAAAACTGGTTGGTTAGCAGGAGCTAGGTGGCTTGGTATTCCTGCGCGGTTCAGTACAAGTGGCGACCTTATTGGGGGGTATCTTGGGGCTACCCTAAAGCAGGTTATTAATAGATTCGCTCCTCCGAACGAGAACGATACTGTAAATTATTTGAATTACGTATGTGCTCATGCTGAAGTAACTGAGGATACGATTCTTACCACGGAACTCTTGGAGCTTCCTAATGTCTAATCGAGGACTTCCGAATAAGCATACATGGGGTGAGGGCGCTTGGACTTTTTGCGGGCGTTGTGGGGATAGAACTCCGATTAGAAATTTGCAGTGGCAGCGTGGTAAACTTTTAGATAAAAAATGCTTTGATTCCTTCCCACTGCTAGGGCAGATTGATAAGGGTATTTCAGATGCTCTGTCTAATATAGTACTTAGCCCTGATCTACAACCCGATCCTAAACTAACAATGCCCTCTTTGGATGGTATTAATGATGATATCTTTATTTAGAAAGGGCTAAAATGGCAAATAATATTAGCGCGAATCCTTGGTTTATCGATACTCCAAGTACAACTGTAATTTGGACAGGTAAGGTTTATATTAAGGAACTTATCTGGAATAAACCCACAGCTGGTGCTACTCTAATCATTCTAGATCAGAATGGTAATACCATTATTAATACCGTAGCAAACGCCAACGATCCAATGTTTGCGTTCGGAACTCTTAGTTGGGTTAATGGTTTTGTAGTAACCACAATGTCTAGTGGCGATCTTAGTGTATTTATCACAAAATAGGATAAAGTATGCCCTCAGGACTTCGTAAGACTACGGGAAACCATTTCGAGATTTACTACGAACAGCCTTGGGGCGGAGTGGCTTCGGATAAAGACCCGGTGGATATTAATGACAATCAATTGCAGGTGCAGCAAGGGGTAGTTGCTATTGATGGCGCTCTTTGTTATACTAATATGATTGCTGATCCTACTAGGTTTTTGTTTGTCCAAGGCTCTGCGAATGCTTATTTGGCGATTATTTTTGAGTATACTGGGTTGTTATTTGGGTTAGACCAATTTGGGGGGCTTTATGCATATGATAACGTTGCAGGTAAGTTTAATCAAAGCACTGTAGCTTCTGACGGTCCTTGGGTTACTGCAAGCCCTCCTACAGCGGTTCAGATTGTGAACGGCATTGCGTATATTGCTAATTTTGGTCGTAATTCTATTTATCAGTACGACGGGACTGCTTATACACTAGAGTCTAACTATACTGGCGGATTGGTATTTGGAGTGCTTGATGATTATTTACTTCAATTGAATACTAATAGCGCGACCGATGGTGTGCAATCGAATCGAATTAACTGGAGCGGCCCCGGAGAATTTACTACTTGGGACCCATCTGTTAATAGAACAGCCGGATTCAATACGCTGGCCGCGGTAGAAGATCAACTTACTGGATTTTTCAGCTACGCGAGTGTTGGAGTTGCGGTGAGTCGTAAGGCACTGATAGAACTTAGTCCCACTGGAGTTGCTATTGGGCCGTTTACATTTACAACTCTTTGGACTTCTACCGTAGGCCAGGGTGGAGTATATCCCGGTTCGTGTACACAGTACGGGCAGCGTGGACTTCTGGTCACGGATAGTGGAGTGTATTCTGTTAGTACTGGAGCGGGGTTCACTGATATTTCAGGCTCCGCGAGAACAGCTATACTTAGTAGTTTTCAACTTTCAGAACTTGTTAATAGTATCCAAATACCCAGTGTAGGTGCTAATCTTCTTTTGTATTACTTTAATAGCAGCTACCCTACACCATTTTATATTGTCTGTGGTACTGTTTTCCAGTTCGGGGAACTGAATCAAACACTGCAAGTATGGCTTATGGATTTGAATACTGGGATTTGGTCTAATCTTAGTTATAATGTGGACACGTTAGTAAATTCTCAAAACGGAACA